CATCGTCCATAGTCATTTGATTGCTTAAACCGATTGAGTGTATTTTATTATTAGATTTATTCTCTAATAATAAATTCCATTTTCTAGTTCCGATGTCGTCACTGTATGACGTCTCACAGCTGAACCAATAACCTTGATAACTATTTTTCATTATATCTCCTCTGATTTGGTTGAGAAAGTATATCCCAACTGTTTTATTAATTTAATATCAACCTCTAACAAAGTTTTATTTCCTGTCAGTGCTGTTAATATTTTCGCCTTATTGCAAACGGGGTAGACACGCTCTACCCCGTACACATTCTTTTTTTCTACGATTAAATTCATACTAATGACCTGTTCCAATCATTCGCTTTGTAGACTCATAAGCATAATTTAAACGCTTACACATTTTCTGTGCATCTTGTAATTTTTCATAACTTAAAATTACAGTCCCTTCATTAACATCGTGAAGAAAATTCATTCCGCCTTCTAGTCTTAAATCGGAACCGTGCGCGATGTTGTAAGTCGTAGACTCTGGATAAGTTGGATTATTATATTCAACTACAATGAACATATTATCCACATCACCCAAAGCCGTCAGATTGTTATTTAATGTTTGTCTGTACATATTTTCTCTCCTCTTTAGTTAATGTATTGTTTAAGTTTATCTAAACAATCTTTTTTATTAAGTAGCTTTCCAAGTGCTGAACTCATCAGCGGACATTTTTCATCGTGTCCGAAACCTGTCACAGCGTGAACGATTTCGTGGAATACTACATTCCTCAAAGCGTCTTCACCCATATTGATAGCATCATCTGTAATCCAGATTTTATTATCTTTAAGTAANGCANNGCCTAAAAGATTTTTTTTTCTTGGCTCACCAATTCTAACTTCTATTCTTGGTAAGTTCACACCAGAGTTCTTAACCTCATAAATAAGATTAATAACTTTTCTTCTCAATGCATAAGTATTCTTATTCATATCAAAGTTTTTTATTTTTTTTGTTTTCATAAGTAGACCTTATAACTTGCCCTTACAAAGGTAAAGAAATAATTCCCATAAAAACCCATAATGATCAGTGTTGCATCTTTACTACATAGTGTTGCATCTTTACTACATTCCGAAATTGCATACCTACATCTTGTGTCGATGCGACATCTTCGCTACTACATATAGTGGTGCGACAATTTGTCGCAGTTGCTCGTGAATCAAGGGCCCACCCACCCATAGGGGTCCCNGATCAATTGTCAATNNGACATATNGACGCACCCCCCACACCCCTTTTTGGCTCGCGTATCGAGGGCCCACCCTAATACCCAAGNTTTAGACTTATACTTGCGCTAAATAGAAAATGGCAATAGAATAGAGGGGGTACCCCTAAAAAAACAAAAACTGGTACAAAACAGAAGTGAAAAAAATTCTGCAAAATTTTTTATGAAACAAGAAGACATAGATAAGTTACCACCTGACGCCAAAAAACAATTTCTTAAATACGCAATAAAACTTTCTGAAAAGAAAAAACAAGGACAAGTTAATGATGACTTCCTATCTTTTGTCAAACACGTCTGGCCAGAATTCATTGAAGGTAAACACCACAAAGAAATAGCTGACAAATTTAATAGGCTTGCAAACGGTGAAATCAAAAGACTAATTATTAATATGCCACCAAGGCATACTAAATCAGAGTTCGCGTCCTATCTTCTTCCCTCTTGGATGGTAGGACGTAGACCCAATTTAAAAATAATACAAACGACCCACACAACGGAACTCGCGATCCGCTTTGGTCGAAAAGCTAAAACCTTAATGGATTCCCCTGAGTACAAAGAAGTATTTAAGACAAGACTAAGAGAGGACAGTCAAGCGGCTGGTAAATGGGAGACAGAACAAGGCGGTGAATATTATGCAGCGGGTGTTGGATCTGCGATAACGGGCCGTGGAGCGGATTTGCTTATCATCGATGATCCACATTCTGAACAAGACGCATTAAACGTTCACGCATTGGAACGAGCTTACGAGTGGTATACATCAGGACCAAGACAACGTTTACAACCCGGTGGATCGATTGTGGTGGTAATGACAAGATGGAATATGAAAGACTTGACCGGGATGTTATTAAAATCTCAAAAAGAGTTAAAATCAGATCAGTGGGAAGTTGTAGAGTTCCCAGCAATCCTACCTTCTAATAAACCTGTCTGGCCAGAATATTGGAAACTAGCAGAACTAGAATCTGTCAAAGCTTCTCTATCCGTTGGTAAATGGAATGCACAATGGATGCAGAACCCAACTGCAGAAGAAGGATCACTAATTAAACGAGAATGGTGGAACGTGTGGGACAAAGGCTATATACCACCTCTTCAACATATCATTCAAAGTTATGATACAGCCTTTCTTAAAAAAGAATCTGCTGACTTTTCTGCAATCACCACCTGGGGTGTGTTTTATCCAGACCAAGATTCACCGCCTAATCTAATATTACTGGATGCATTAAAGGAACGATTAGAATTTCCAGAGCTTAAAAAAGAAGCGTATGAGCAATATAAATATTGGAATCCCGAAACGGTGATCGTGGAGGCTAAGGCTTCAGGTCTACCACTAACTTATGAGTTGCGAAAAATGGGGATACCTGTTATAAATTTCACTCCCTCAAAAGGTAACGATAAACACGCGAGGGTAAACGCTGTAGCGCCTCTATTTGAAAGCGGTGTTATTTGGGCGCCGGATGAGAAGTTCGCCGAAGAAGTGATCGAAGAATGTGCATCATTTCCATATGGAGATCACGATGATTTGGTGGATAGTACAACACAAGCGATAATGCGTTTTAGACAAGGAGGGTTCGTGGCGCATCCAGAAGATTACAAAGAGGATTCATTACCTCAAGTTGAAAGAACGTATTATTAATTATGATATTAGCAGCACCTTTAGTTATCCCATTTGCAGAAGCCATCGGCCTTTCGGTTGCCACATTAGGTATCGCCAAAGCTTCAGATATGGTCAACGATTATATTAAAGAAAATCCCGAACAATCTATGAAAATTTTTCAAATGATAATGCCTTCTCAAGGTATTGCAAATGTTTTGAAAAATAAATCTAGTAAAGATGATGAAGAGGTATCAGAAGTTTCAGAAGATGTAGAAGTCGAAGAGAAACCTAAAAAAATATCTGGTAAAGAAAAAGCAATGAGAATCAAAGAAGCAATTCGTAGAGCTCGTGCAGGTAGAGGAAACTATTCAAGTCCAGATGCTGAAGGATCTGCTGTAGATATTAGAGGTAGTGTTATTAGAGAAGTTGAAGATATGGGAATTGCAGATAAAGATTTAAAAGATAATTATGATCCAGATAAACCAAAGTTTAATTACGAAAAGTTTTTTAAAAGAAGACGAAGAGCGGACGGCGGTGCGATAGGCATTGAAGTTTTATTCGAAGAAAAGAAACCAAGAAAAAATTTCTTTATGGGCGGACCGGCGTTAGAAGGACCGGCGTTAGGTATTTACAATTCTATGAAAGCGTATCAGTCTTTCACAGATCAAGAGATAGCAAACGCTATTAAAGAAGCGGGGTATGAATTACCAACTGCAGATTCAGGGACAACACCAGATTCATCTACTCCAAGTGTTAGTGCTAATTTAGGAATTACAGACCCACAACCTTATTCAGCAGTAGATCAAAGAGAATATAATATGGATGCTAGAAATTTTGGTCCAGGTAAAAAAATGGAAATTAATCCTGCAGCACTTGGAATGAGTTTTTATGATGCCGAACCTAAAAAATCTCCTGAAGGATTTATTGGAAAAACTATAGATGCATTTACTAGTGTTCCGGGAAAACAACTTTCACAATTTAGAACACCAACTGGTATCTCACCTAGAGGCCCTGCTGAATTAGGTTTTATGACAAAAGATATTGAAGGATTGCCGGGTCTTAATAGAGATATGATAAGATCACAATATGATAATTATAGTCAGTTTTTTGGAAGACCTTCTAATTTTGCAAGTGCAAGAGTACCTGGTAAAGCAGGTCAGTTATTAAATATGGTTCCTTATGTTGGAACTGCTAAAAGAGGTTTAGAAGCAATGTTTGGACCAGCAGGAGATAAAAGTTTACAAAGTAAATACACAGTTGATGGTGCAGGCTTTGGAAACACAGGTGCAAGAGATGAATTTGGGTTAGCAACTTTTGATAGAAAAGATGGCTTCCTAGGACTAACAGGGGATACTACAAGAGATTATACAAATAGAATGGAAGATAAAATTGGAGATTTAACAAGCTTCTTTGAAAGAACTTTTAAAGAAAGAGGATTAGGTGATTTTGATATTGATGATTTAGATATAGATAAAATGAAAACTATAAACAGTTTTTATGCAAAACAATTACCTGCTTACTTACAAAGAGTTGCAGTTGAAAAATTAAATAGACAACAAAAAGATTCAATCGATAGAAAAAGACAACAAGATTTAGAAATTGCAGCTAAAAAACGAAGAGACGCTGCAGCAACAATTGCTGCTGCAGAAAAAGCTGCAAGAGAAAGAGAGTTAGCTAGAAGACAAACTATTGTAGATGCACAAAAAGCAACAACCGGTTTTACAACTAGTGGTGGCGCAGGTAATTACAGATCTGATAGAGATAATTCTAGAGATGGTGGTTACGGCGGCAGCAGCCAAAGATCTAGAGATAATAGAAGTTCAGATCTAGGTTTCAGTGATATTAGATTAAAAGAAAATGTAGAGTTAATAGGTAAGTCACCATCTAACATAAACATTTATAAATTTAATTACAAAGATAGTCCAACAACTTATCAAGGAGCGATGGCTCACGAAGTACCTTGGGCATCAGTTAAACACTCTAATGGTTATATGATGATAGATTATAATCAAATAGACGTAGACTTTAAAAAAATATAATGAAATTAGAATACAACGAAATAATTGGTGCAATTGTAAAACCAGATGATACACCTGCTACACAAGCAGAGATATTACAATGGGCTAAATTAAATCCAATGCCAATAGAAGAACCAAAACAACAGAACACAGCACTTCTAGAAGAAGTGATTGAAACATTTAACAAAAGAGGATAGATTAGCAAAATGGCCGAAATAGATAAACCATTACCGAATACAAAAACAACTGTCGAAGTTCCAGGTGAAGTAGAAATTCAAGAATCAATTAAAGAAGATATTGAAAAGATTGACACTGAAGGCGGACCTGTTGAAGTAGAAATGACTGAAGAAGGTGGAGCAGAAGTTTCTTTTGATCCAAAGGCAGCATCTCCTGAAGGAGGTGAAGACCATTTTGAAAACCTTGCAGAATTTTTAGGTGAAGAAATTTTAGATCCTTTGGGTTCTAAAATGGTAGAGCAATACAATGAATACAAAGAGTCTCGTGGAGACTGGGAAGATACTTATAAAAACGGTTTAGAACTTTTAGGTTTTAAATACGAAAGACGAACAGAACCTTTCAGAGGAGCTAGTGGTGTTAATCACCCTGTGCTTGCTGAAGCAGTTACACAATTTCAAGCTCAAGCTTACAAAGAATTATTACCATCCGACGGACCGGTTAGAACTCAGATTATGGGAGATGCAAATGTTCCTAAAGAAGAGCAAGCTAAACGTGTTAAAGATTTTATGAACTATCAAATTATGGATCAGATGAAAGAGTATGAACCAGAGTTTGATCAAATGTTATTTTATTTACCTCTATCCGGATCTACCTTTAAGAAAGTTTACTACGACGATCTTTTAGGTAGAGCGGTTTCTAAATTTGTACCAGCAGAAGATTTAATCGTACCTTACTCTGCAAATTCTTTAGATGATGCAGAGGCAGTTATTCACGTTATTAAAATGTCAGAAAACGAATTAAGAAAACAACAGGTTGGTGGATTTTATAGAGACATAGAATTAGGAAATCCTCCTGTAACTGAAAATCAATTACAAGATAAAAAATTAGAACTTGAAGGAATTTCTAAAGATGGTCAAGAAGATCAATTTGTTCTTTATGAAATACATACCGATCTTGACTTAGAAGGTTATGAAGATATGGATGAAGCTGGTGAGCCAACAGGAATTAAACTTCCATACGTTGTAACAATTGCTCAATCTAATAATAAAATTTTATCTATAAGAAGAAACTATAAAGAAAACGATCCGTTAAAGAAAAAAATAAATTACTTTGTGCAGTTTAAATTTTTACCAGGAACTGGTTTCTATGGTTTCGGTTTAATCCATATGATTGGTGGATTAACAAGAACTGCAACAGCAGCATTAAGACAATTACTTGATGCAGGAACTTTAGCTAACTTACCAGCAGGATTTAAATCCAGAGGCATTAGAGTCAGAGATGACGCTCAACCTCTACAGCCTGGTGAGTTTAGAGACGTAGACGCTCCCGGTGGAAACATCAAGGATCAGTTTATGACTCTACCCTTCAAAGGCCCGGATGCAACTTTACTTCAGTTAATGGGTGTAGTTGTTTCCGCGGGCCAGCGATTCGCGAGCATCGCAGATTCACAAGTGGGTGATATGAACCAAGCCGCTGCAGTTGGTACGACTGTTGCATTATTGGAACGTGGATCGCGGGTGATGTCAGCAATTCACAAAAGATTATACGTAGGTTTAAAACAAGAATTTAAATTATTAGCAGAAGTATTTAAATCATACTTACCTCCTGTTTATCCTTATGATGTACCTGGTGCATCTAGAGAAATCAAAGTTCAAGATTTTGATGATAGAGTCGATATATTACCTGTAGCAGATCCAAACATCTTCTCACAGACGCAAAGAATATCGTTAGCTCAATCTCAATTACAACTGGCGCAATCAAATCCTCGAATACATAATCTGTATCAAGCATATAGATCTATGTATGACGCGCTGGGGGTAAAAAATGTTAATGCAATTCTACCACCACCTGCAGCACCAAT